TTCCGAATCACTGTGGAGTTTATTTAGGAGAAGGAATTTTTCTTCATCATTCGATTCACCGTCTCTCTTGCAGGGACTCTATATATGGACATGGTTGGATAAACCAAGTACATAGGTATCTAAGATGCAAACAGTTTATTTAGTTGGAGAAATTGAGAAGTTTGGGTCTCGCTGGGACGTAAACTGTACGAATATACGGGATATATTTAGGTTAATTGACTGTCAGACTCCAGGATTTAGAGATTATCTAATTGGAGCCGCTGAGGCTAATGTAGATTTTGAGATTCAAAGAGGCACAGATTTTTTAGATATGTCAGACGAGTTGCTTTTAACCCTTAGAGAAGAAGATATAATTATCACTGAGGTACCTTCTGGGTCTAAAGGAAAGGCGGGGAAAGTGTTTGCCGCAATAGCTATTGTCAGTTTAATGTTTGCCACAGGAGGCGCAGCGGCAGGAGGCAACGCGGGTTGGGCATTTGATGCAGCCGGAAGCCTTACATTTAGAGGTCTCGTAGCTGCAAATATAGCTACAAACCTAGCCCTTTCCGGTCTTTCTGAGATTTTATCCCCTGGTCCAGAAACTGATGATGTTACGGCAAACGACTCTTACTTATTTAATGGCCCTGTTACCACAACCCCTCAAGGGTATCCCGTACCTGTAGTTTACGGGCAAATGATAGTTGGAGGACGACCCATATCTGTATCCTATAAGCACCATAGCCCTTACTCTAACACAACTAGTTCTTTTGATGATGCATACTTTAGTACAACTTTTGCCACTCCTTTGTCTGGCGAAGACATCACCGCCACAGAACGAGCTGGTCAGAGTGGAGGTTTTGTTCCTGCGTCAACAGCAGTTGGAGATAACTCAGGTGCCTGGGGTAAGTTCAGGGAAGCCGATCCCGACTTTTTTATAGACCAAATGTGGACGGACTATGCCGATTCCTCTGCAATTATAGACTCTTGGAATGCGGGCTTTGCTCAGATGGGAGGAGATTTTTTCATATGACCAATTTTGTAGAAAATACTGGAATAGATCAGGAGGACGAGAACTCTCCCAGAGTCCGTAATAATCTTAGAAGAAGCTTACAATACGGGGCGGTCGTAGACCTTTTAGCGCATGGAGAAATACATGGTCTAGTTGGGGGGCTTGGAGGGGTTTACTTTAACGGAACTCCCTTAGTAGACACGGATGCTAATATAAGAAGCGAGTCTATTTTATATAAGGCTTATAATCCTTCCGGAAACTTTTCATTCACTCCTGTCATTAGCACTATTTGGAATGGCCGTACCTTCAGCGGTAGAAACTTTGTTATTCGTAGAGCGTTGGGCCCCTACACTACTACCTCCGCGGCTTCCGCCGGTAGTGATCTACTTCCTACCACTACGTGGGACGGTAACTCGGTGTCAACTGCGCTGTCCTCTATAGTAGGCATGGTTAACATGGCAGGCGCATCGGGCATCCCTATAAATGTCTGGATTTATGATAATAGTAGTCCTGCAAAAATTATAGAGGTAGTGAGGGTAGAACAAATGCCTAGTTTGAAGTTCGATCAGCAAGGGGCAATACGATTAGTAACGGGCTTGAGAGTAGACATACCTAGTAACAGTACTTTTTATATCGATGCTGCTGCTAAAAGTGGCAGCGGTACAGTAGGAACAAGTCTTAGTGCCATTCGTGGAGGTGGCTCGATTCCTCTGCGGACTTTCACAAGTAGCAACCCTGCTATAATTCAGGCATTTCATGTTCAGTCTGGGGGAAGGCACGGGGATCAGAAGTCTAAAACTTTTCCGGACTCTTTTGTAGACTTTAGAAAAGGTCGTAGGGATCAGGTAGGTACTGTAACCGAGAATAGTGCTCCTTCAGCCTCTTTTATACACTCCCCCTCCTTGGGGCCTCAAGGTATTTTTAACGGTATCCCTTCGGTTACAAATAGTTCATATACTGACTTCTATGACCCTGAAGCTGCTCAGATTATTGCCTCCTCTGATTTTACCTTTACTCAGTACTCCGCTACAGAAATAGATTCTTTGGACTTAGACATTGAGTTTCCTGGCGGACTCTGGGCTGTCGATAACTCTATCAATCATTATAGAGTTTTTGTAGAGTTTCAAATAATTTTTAAGTACAAAACTGCAGCCGGGGGCAATTTCAAGACAAAGTTGATGTATGGAAAAGACTACGGAAAGGATACAGATGCTGATGTAGATTATGTACAAAACTTGAGGGTTATTAATGGGTCCCACCGGTGGCGTCATGACTATGCTCCTGAAGATAGGTTTCCTAATGAGCTGCTGCGTAAGAGAGCTTCTAATGGTATTATATACGGAAGAGCCCAAAAGACTCCTTTCATTGAGAGATTTACTTTAGATGTTACAGGTCTGCAACCTTTTACAGAGTGGGCTGTTGAGGTAAGAAGGTTAGTTCCTGGAGAGTTTACTAAATTTTGGTCCCCCAACGAAGCTTATGGAGGGGCTTGCGCATCTATAATTAAGACAGTTACTGCTAATATTCATGAGAAGTTTTCATACCCGATGTCTGCTTATGCAATTACAGGCTTCTCTGCCCAAGATTTCCCTACTCCTCCTAAGAGAGCTTATAAGATAAAGGGCAAGAAAATAAGAGTACCCACAAACTATTATGTAAGGGATGAGTCCACTAACAATACAGCGAGCTATACAAGGAACGTTACCACGGGACAGCCAGCAACTTCCTACCAAACATGGGACGGTAACTTTAGAGGAGATGAGTCTATTGCTGAACATGAGATTAATGCAAGCAAGGTTTATTGCAATAATCCTGCATGGGTTTTTTATGATATTTTAACTAATAAAGAGTTCGGACTCGGAGAGTTTATAGAAGAATCAGATATAGATAAGTATGCTCTTTACCAGATTGCTAGATATTGCGATGAGCTTGTTCCGGACGGTAAAGGCGGAGAGGAGCCCCGTTTTACTTGCAATGTATACTTACAAAAAGAAGTAGAAGCTTATAAAGTATTAAAGGACTTGTCTAGTACATTTCGGGCTATGATGTATTGGGTAGACGGGCAGATAACTGCCGTACAAGATCGTCCCAAAGAACCCGTGTACACGTTTACTACTGGGAATGTTAAAGATGGTCTGTTTTCATACACCTATACGGGTAGTCGTGCGCGTACTAATCAGGTACGAGTCAGCTATAATGAGCCGCTAGAGTTCTATAAACAAACGATAATATCTGTGGATGATGTTGCAGACATAGCCAAACAAGGGAAAATTATTCCTAAAGATGTGGTTGCTTTTGGATGTACTTCTGAATCTCAAGCGAGAAGGGTGGGTAAGTGGCATTTAGAGACAGATACTAAAGAAACTGAAATAGTTACATTTTCCACTTCTTTAAATGCTGGATTTTTAAGCCCTGGAGACATTATTAATGTTCAAGATAAAAGAGCAGAAGACAGCATTGTATCGAGCGGTAGGATTATTTCAGGGTCTACTTCAACGTCTATAAATCTCGATAGAACCGTTACCTTTCCAGGTGGAAAGCAAGGAAAAGATTGTAATATTTACATTATATATCCAGACCCGGGCATCTACCTGCAACAGGAAACAGCCACTATTAACAGTGCTATATACAAGAGAGGAGAGCTTATTCAAGCAGACTCTACAGGGTCAAATCTTCTTGCAGGAGCTACTTCTGAAAAAGCAGCTAATTTAAAAGACGACTCTGGTAACCCTGTTACTGTCTCCTTCTCGTCTCATAGTAGAGTAGAAGTAGAGGCAATAGCGGACAGCCACACAGGCACTACGGCGTCTGTTATCAATACAACGGGTGCGTTCGCAGGCGGTGCTCCTGCTGCCGATGCTATTTGGGCGATCAGCCGAGAGGAGCCCGCTACAAGTGCAGAGCTTAAGAAGTACCGTATCGTAGGAATTACAGAAGTTGCTCTAAATGAGTTTGAAATTACTGCGTCTCAGTACACTATAGAGAAATTCGACGAAATAGATGTTGAAAGACCTGTAACCACCTCTTCATTTATAGACGTTGCTACTAGAGGAGCTACTATACCTACTCCTTCTTCTCTTATAGGAGCTATGGAGCTAGGTAAAGACGGGACTTCCTATGACGCGGTTATTTCGTGGGCTACTCCTACTCATACCGAGACTGACAGTAATGGGACTACCGCGGAAATGCCTTATAAGTATTTATCCGGGTTTGAGCTTCGACACGGACTTGGTAGTGCCCAAACAGATATAACAAATTTTGCTTCCGTAGAAGGAATGGTAGGACAAGAAGCTGTACAATTGGACGCTACCCGTAGGTCTTTTAGGGTTACAGGGATTACTCCGGGCAGATACGTTGTTAGCTTAACTACTCTTAATGATTTAGGTCATAAGTCTCGTCCTTTAGTAAGGGCTATTGACTTTAGTCCTCGAGGAGGAGACGTAGGAAATAGAGTAGCAGACATACAAAGCTGCACGGCTATTGACGGTAGTGTTACCCACTCTGGGGGCGTTGTAACTATTTCCCCCAGCCTGTCACTTTTTGTTAAAAACAGAGTACACACCATAACTAGTACTGGGAATAATAATGTTTTTAACTTCCAAAATATGGATGAGAACAGTACGGCCTACCTTCTCTTTGATGCTAGCGTCCCTTCTGTTAAGATCGTATACCTACAGACAGACTCTCAGTCAAACAACAACTATGCATATCTGAAAGAAAGCCATGCGAATAAAGGGTTAACTCTACATAAGAACTCCGGCGGCACCACTGCCACTATAGCAGTACAGAATGGGGACACCATTATTGGTACTAATAGTGCCTTTACTTCTGATTTTGAAGTAGGAGACCTTATTAAGTTCAGTGTCAATGTTGATCCGGAAGTACAACACGCAGACTCTGAGTATAGAATAGTGGCTCCTGCTGGAGAGCAGGGAGTTTTAGACAGTGAGTTACGTGTAGACGAGATTATATTTGACAGAACTGACAATAGTAGCTCGACGGACGGAATGCTGGGAGGCAGTACCATATATGCGTTTAAGCAGGCGTTTAAGCCTGACTTTAACAGTGACGCAATTGTAGCCAAGCTAGAACGGGGCTCCGGTAGTAATTACACTTTTACTCCTGTAGCAAACCCTGTTTTTGCTAACGCTACTCGTAATGAGAACAAAGGAGTATATAGTTCCAGCACTGCTTATAGTAAGAATGATATTGTTACTTTCCAAGGCAGAAGCTATATGGCCTTGGTAGACACCACAGCCGGTCAAGCCCCTTCAGGAAGCGACACAGATAATACCCAGTGGTCTCTTCTCGCCGCAAAAGGAGCTGGAGGCGACCCCGGTGGCGTTGGCCCCTCTGGAGGGGATGGAAAGTCCGTAGAGGTTATCTACAAAGCTTCTAGGCATCAGCCGGGTCAGCCGGGTAATGCTACTGTACCTCCCTCAGGGTGGTCCACAAACGTTCCTACGGCTATAGAAAATATTTGGATGTCTACTGGACGCCAAACAGTGGATGGGGACGGTAATCCTACAAGTACCTATCAATGGGGTATGCCTCAAAAACTCACAGATGTTAGCACGAATATTCTTGCTACCCTAGGGCACTTGCCATGGACCACAGGTACGGGGTCTCAGGGCAGTGATACGAATACTAAATGGGATGCATTTGGCACCGCTGCTGAGAGTGTGAGAGAAGAGGATTTAGACCCTTTTGGGGCCAATACTATTCTATGGAAAGCAAAAGACGCGGATAATAGTACCAGTGCGGATGGAGGGTTCCAGTCTCCTCGAACTGCGCCTATTACAGACGACCAGACATACAGATTTTCTGTATTTGTAAAAACGACCTCAGATTCCGGGCTTACTCGTTTTGCTAATATTGGGTATCAGACGAATCTAAGTAGTGTAGAAACGTTTACTAGCGTTCCTTCGGGCCAAACGGCTACCCAAAGCCCTCTGTTTTTCAGTGGAGATTTGCCTGCTAACAATAAATGGTACTTATTGGTGGGTTTTGTAAATGCTTCTGATAGTTCGTATAGTGCTTTGAATGTGGACTCCGGTATTTGGAGTCCAGAAACAGGGGCTAAAGTAACCTCTACTGGCTTTCATGATTGGAAAATGACAGGCAATACCGAACACTTAGGTCTAATAGCCTATCGTCACGATTCTGCGGGCGGGGAAACTCATTTTATGTCCCCTAGGATTGATATAGCAGATGATCGTATGCCGTCTATTGCAGACCTTTTAAGAACAGGTGCTGCGGGAGAAGGAAAAGAGTTTGTCTATGCAAGAACCAACTACGAAACCGCGATAGCGGCCTCGAGACTACCTAGTAATGATTGGGGATTTGACGTAGGCGGTACAAGTGACGGCCTACAGTGGCTCGATGCAGCTCCTAGCCTCAGTGCAGCATTGCCGTACCTTTGGGAGTGTACTCGTAGAGTAGTTGGTGTTCCCGCTACGGGGGCAGTTGTAGAAGGCCAGTGGGATACTCCTCGAGTCATAGGAAGATATGGGGAGGATCCAAGAACCGCAAGATTGGAAGCATCAGACTATTCTGTGGTTTATAATACGGACGGAGCTTCGCCTCAGTATACGAAAGTAGGAGGTAAATTACTTCTAACTGCCACTGCTCAAGGGTATTCTGATCCTCGTTTCAAATTTTTAGTGGACGGTAATCAGGTCCAAGCTTTCGGTACGTCTAATACATATGAATGGGACGAAGGAGGAGCTAATGGTCTTCCTACTAGTATTGATAACACTACTAACTCAGTACTAAAAGTGGAAGTGCAAGAGGCGCTGGACAGTACTGCCGTTTCCTCGGATTCTTTATCTATTATTCTATTAAAAACTGCGGCCAAGGGAGATGAAGGGGATGCTGCTCATGCGGGAGTTTTAACAAATCAGAATCATACTCTTCCAACCGATGCGGACGGAGAGTATGCGAGTGAAAGTCTCTTAGGTAATGCAGGAGGAACTTTCGAGTATTATATAGGAGCTACTAAACAGACTAGCGGTATTACTTATAGTGTGCAAGGCAGCGCATCTAGCAACGGCCTGAGTATAAATATAAATTCCTCTACAGGGGTTTACTCGCTCAGTGGTGGAAGCTGGACGGGGGACTCGGCAACTTTTACTCTTAAAGGCGAGCACTCAGGAGGCACCACTATTACACTTTCTTATTCGATTGCAAAAGCGAAGAAAGGAGACGCAGGCACACCTGCTGTAAACAAAAAACAGGTCACCATATTCCAGTTAGTTGCAAATAAGGGAGATGCGCCGCAGACGCCGACTGGAGGCAACTATACTACTCCGATCACACAACAAATGGCTAATAACGGTTGGGTGGCAGATGTTCCTAACTTGAATTCAGATGGCGATAATGTATATAGCTCTACTCGAACATTTTCAGCCGCCGATGCAAACGAAGGCAGCTGGAGCTCCCCCACCTTGGCCTTTACTCGGAGAGACGGAGTTGTTGGGGCTCCAGGGATTCCAGCCGCGTCTCAGATAATAGAATATAATGACTTAGATACGGCCATAACTCCCTTGGGAGACGGACACTGGGCGTTTTTTAGTGAAGCGGATGATGCCGATCCAGCCGGGGAGTTTGGTTCGCACCCTATTGGCAATGAGTGGCACGAAGTGTTAGAGGCAACCCAGATATTTATTGACGCGAACGATAAAAACGGAACAGACCGCTCAAGTTATTATACTCAGGTAGAAGCAGGAGATATCTTAACAATCAGCCGCGCAGATAATGTATGGGCCAGCTTTAAGATAGTATCTTCCGGGCATACGACCGCTTATTATAACTGGGTAATAAAAGCTATGTTTAACGACTCTTCGGGAGTGGCTTCTCTTGGCCTTTCTCCTGGGTCGTCTGGACTATATGCCATTCCATTAGACGCTACATTTCCAATAGATCTGCGTTTCTCTAGGGCTCCGAAAGGGGCTACAGGTCCGACAGGCTTAGGAGGAATTGCCACACTGAAGCTTTACAAGGGAAGTAATGCGGCACTAGACGACTCTGACAGACCTTCTAATGTAGGTGTAACATTTAACACTGATGGATCTATAGCTAGCTGGTCAGCGAATATAGATGGTGCGGGTGAGTGGAAGTCTTATCTTCCTGGTATGCTTAGTGCAGAAGGTCTGCTAGATGTCTATGAGATTGAAACAACCGTAAATAGAGAGGGAACTGTTTCTGGTATAGCTAATACTGCGTGGTCTACTCCTCTTCTTATTAGAAATAGAGAGACTTGGAATATCACATCTGCTACTAATAGGCCCCTTCATACATATACTGGTTTCGGCTGGTCTTCGAGTGATATAGATGCTACTGTTACGGCTACTTCCTCCCATAATAGAAAAGACACATGTATTGTAAATTCTACATTTAGTGTAGGCAACTGGGCTGCAGTAACTAACGGTAATTGGACTGTACAGAAGGATTCTGAGACCCTTGTTGGGTCCACTGGGGCTGAGACTCAAACAGAAGGTTTCGACGTTGAAGTGGAATCTATGACCACCATAGGGAGTGAGAAAAGAAAGTACGTTGTAGTGACTCATGAATCTATGAAAAACTACGCGACTGGCAGCACTGCAGATACAGATAAAGTACAGTTGGAGTTCAAGTGTAGGGTGCAAGACGGTTCCTGATGACAGGATACAAAAAAATAATTCTTGACATAAAATGTCCTTTGCGATATAATTCTACAATGGAGGATTCTAATGAGCGCAGCTAACCATGACCTAGTAATCGACCAAGGCACGTCTTTCACTCTAGATGTTACTATAAAAGAGTCCGGTTCTGTTAAAAATTTAACGGGCTACTCTGCTCGAGCACAAATGCGCTCAACAAAAACTTCTAGTTCTGTAGCGGGGTCTTTCACTTGCACCATTCCTGTAGCTGCAAATGGAGTAGTAAAAATGGAGTTAGCTCCTGGTACTACTTCTGCTATGGCCGCGGGTACTTATTTTTATGATTTAGAGATTCATACTTCCGGGGATGCTATAGTAAAAAGACTTATGGAAGGGCGAATAAACTTAACTCAAGAAGTGACTAGATAGCCATGGGAGATATTACCTCAGTAGACGTTACCGAGCAGGTTACAGCACTTACTGTAAGCGACCCTGCTTCGTTATCTGTTGATATTACGGAAGAGATTACCCAAGTTTCCGTAAATAATCTTGCGCTTCCTGCACAGGTCAATGACGCTTCGGGAGTGGCGGTCTCTCCCAGTGGGTCCATTACTGCTACAAACGTACAGGATGCTCTCATTCAGTTAGCAGACCACACATTTCGTCAAGCGGCGGCTCCTTCTGGAACGAATGTAGAACAAGGGGATTTTTGGTACGAAACAGATACAGAAACACTGCATGTCTATAGAGAGGTGTCCTCTGGAGTATTTGAGTGGGTTCCCATACTACTCAGTACTTCCGACTCCGATACTTTAGACGGGGGGTCTTACTAAGACCTGTTAGGCTTTTATTATGGCTCAAACAATCAAAATTAAAAGGTCTACGGGATCTTCGGCTCCCTCTACCTTAGCAGTAGGAGAACTGGCATATACTAAGGGCACGGATACTTTTTACATAGGAGATCCTGCAAATGCAAATACTCCTATCGCAATCGGTGGTGCAATTAAAAACAATGCAGGAACTCCTGTACTTGCTACAGGCGTAACTGCGGCGGAAGTTCGTAGCTTAATTAGCGTAGACGCCGCAGGAACTGACAACTCTACGAGTGTCACTCTTGCTACTGTTTCAGGCAACTACTTAAGTCTGTCTGGTCAAGCAATTACTGCTGGAACCGTGCCTTTAACTCTTGGAGGAACCGGAGCAACTTCAGCTTCTGCTGCTCGAACTAACTTAGACCTTGTACCGGGTACGGATGTTTTAGCGTATGATGCAAACCTTCAAAGTTTTGTAGCCGCTTTTACACTTCCTACTTCCGATGGTAGTGCTAATCAAGTACTTAAAACAAACGGCTCCGGCACTCTTTCTTTTTCTTCGGATACTGATGTAGATGTAAACGAGGCCAATCTTAGGAGTCGTTTATCTCAGTTGACAGAGAATACCACGCTTGGAGACGGTGCGGATGTTACCGTTACTGCCGCGGGATCCTTGATTGTAACGGGAAATCTTACAGTAAATGGCACTACTACAACCGTTAATTCTACCACTACTACTCTTGACGATCCTATTATAACTTTAGGAGGAGACAGCGCTCCTGGAAGTGATGATAATAAAGATAGGGGTGTGGAATTTAGATGGCATAACGGAAGTGCTGCAAAAATCGGGTTTTTTGGACTTGATGACAGCACTGGAAAGTTTACTTTTATTCCGGATGCTACTAATTCTTCTGAAGTATTTAGTGGTACTGCGGGTACTATAGCTGCTGCGACTTTCGAAGGCAGTCTTACAATGGACAGTGTAGCCCTTACAACTGTTCAAACTAGCGGAGAGTCTTTTGCGGACAACAATACGTCTATAATGACCTCTGCCGCTATTGACGACCGTATACTTTCTTATGGGTATTCTACCACTACTGGAGACATCACTTCAGTACAGATCTCTAGTTCAGATAGCAGTATCTCTGGAACAGGCACAGGCTCTTCAGGAGCAATTTCTTTTGACTTAGAAGTCGCAACAATCGACGGCGGAACATACTAAGAGTACATTATGGCGACGATAAAACTAAAGAGAGGCACAAGTGCCCCCACTACGAGTAATATTGTTGATGGCGAGGTAGCAGTAGACAAAACCACGCAAAAGTTGTATATTCGTGATGGTAGCACTATAAAAGAGATTGGAACCGGTGTTACAGGGGCTGCTACATTTGCTGGTGCAATTACTGCAAACGCGGGCGTAGTTGTAGACAACATCACGATTGACGGAACAGAGATTGATCTGTCCAGTGGCGACCTCACGCTAGATGTTGCTGGAAGCATATTTCTTGATGCTGATAATGATGGAGTTGTATCGCTTAAAGACGGCGGTACAACCTACGGCACTTTCTACGAAGCCTCAAATCA